AACAAGAAGAATATTTAGTCAAATTAAAATTGAAAGTGAAAGAGCTAGTATGGCACTTGCAGAGGTATATGGAGAACCTTTGTGGTGTGTTGGAACTGGTTTCCGTAATACTCACCTACGTGCTATCGCTCCTACTGTTAGCAATAGTAAGCTTAGCGGCAATGTGTCGCCAGGTATTGAACCATGGGCAGCGAATGTTTTTACAGATCAATCAGCAAAAGGAACATTTATAAGAAAAAACCCTACATTAGTAGATGTGTTAGAAGAAAATAATTTAAATCAAGATAAAATATGGAATCAAATTCTAAAGGACGGAGGTTCGGTACAGGGTGTGAAAGCATTAGAGAAAATTACATTGGGCGATCACGACATACCACTCAAAGAAGTATACAAAACTTTCAAAGAAATAAATCAACTAGAGCTCGTTAACCAAGCTGGTATAAGACAACAATATGTCGATCAAGCTGTTAGTTTAAATTTAGCGTTTCCTTCACAGGCAGATCCTAAGTTTATTAATAAAGTGCATTTAGAAGCACATAAAAAAGGTATAAAAACTTTATACTATATGAGAACCGAGTCTGTATTAAGAGGTGATATTGCATCTCAAGCTATGGACACTAATTGTTTAAGTTGCGATGGATAAAATAACTATAGAAAAAATACTAGACCCAGTTACACCAGATTTATTCTTTAAAGAATATTGGGGTAAAAAACATTTAATTATTAGAAGAAATAAATTTAATAATTTATTTAATTTTAAACATTTTACTAATTATATAAATAGGTATCCCGATGTAAAGCATTTACAAATATTGGATTATGACAACAAGGATACTAGATGGTGTTTAGATAAAATAAAACAAGGTAAATTAAAACAACCTTTTTATAAAAAGAAAACTATAAATAAACTATGGCAGGAAGGTAAATCTTTTGTAATACCTTTTGCTGAAAAAGAAAATAAACAACTTGTAGATATTTTATTTGAATTAGAAAGGTATTTTAAAAGAGGTCAAGTTAACGTTTATTTATCACCTTGCGCTGGATCTAAAAGCTTTCCAGCACACGGAGACGCAACAGAAAACTTTTTGTTTCATCAATATGGTAAAGTTAAATGGACTATATATAAAGAGTTCATACCAAATAAACCAAAAGAAATATTAGATGAGTTTACGTTAGATGCTGGCGACCTGCTATACATACCAACGTACCAATATCACAAAGTAGAAACCGTAGGGCCTAGAATATTATGTAGCATACATTTTAGCAATAAAGACAATCAATCATTAAATAAGTTTCAAGTAACTTCTTTAGATGAAAATAAAAGAGAAAAATGGTATGATATGGAAGATGTTTTAGAAAAGCCCAAAAGACGTGTAATTATAAACAGGAGGTTTCCAAATTTATCAGGTAATTGGAAACAACCTTATTTTAAACATAATCAGAAAAAATGAAAGCAGGAAAAATATGGGGTGAAACAAAAATGATACACAAAAATGGTGTATTGGAGTTTCACAGAATAAAATTTAATAAAGGATACAAGTGTTCAGAACACGAACATAAATATAAATGGAACGGATTTTTTGTTGAATCAGGTAAAATGCTTGTAAGAGTTTGGCAAGAGGATCAAGGTCTTCTTGATGAAACAATACTTGAAGCAGGTGATTTTACTATGGTAAAACCAGGTAAGTTCCATCAATTTGAAGGATTAGAAGACGGTGTAGCTTTTGAGTTATACTGGGCTGAATTTAATCACGACGATATTAACAGAAGAACATCAGGAAAAATAGTAAAAAAATGAACAATATAAAACCCGCAAGTCTTAGAATATTCATAGGACACGATTCAAGACACAAAATAGCTACAAAGGTATGTAAACAGTCTATCTTAAAATATTTCCCAGGAGCATCAGTAACATTTTTAGATAAAGCATCTTTAAAAAGAAACAATATATACGGGAGAGAAGATGTAGAAGGAGAATCAACAGAGTTTTCTTTCACGAGATTTTATGTACCTCTATTAATGAACTATACAGGTTATGGTATGTTCTGTGATAATGATTTTTTATGGAGAGTTGATCCTAGAGAAATAAGCAGATACTTAGATAATAAACCTTTAGCCGTAGTAAAACATGAAGATTATGAAGCTAAGTCTAATAAAATGGATGGAGTAGTAAACAAATCTTATCCAAAGAAAAATTGGTCTAGCTTAATGCTTTTTGATTGTGCAAAATTAAAAACAAAGTTATCAAAAGAATATTTAGATAATGCAACACCTTCACAACTACATGAGTTTAAGTTTTTAAATGAAAAGGAGATAGGTGAAATACCTAAAAGATACAACATGTTAGTAGGTATAGATAAATGTACTAAAGAAAACTCAAGAGCACTACATTACACTATGGGTGGACCATGGTTTGATGAATATAAAAATTGTGAAATGTCTGAGGAATGGTGGAAGATATACGAGACTTTGTAAAAGATAAACGAATTATATTTGTAGGCAACTCTGTAGAAATAATGAAGCATAAACTTGCTTCTACTATAGATGCCTACGATGTAGTTGTTAGATTTGGTAGAGCTTTATTAGCTAATGATAAACAAGAGGAATCTTTAGGCACTAGATGTGATATATGGGTAACAGGTCAATTTAGAGCGCCTTGTTATACAACTTCTAAAAAAAGAGGTCAATGGGATAAGAAATTTAAAAATACTAAGATATTAGTTAATAGATGTAGAGGTAATTTCCATTTAAAAAATTGGAACTTTGATGATAGATTACCAGAAAACTTTCCTGAACACACACAGATGTATACAGACAAGGAAATACTTGATTTAATGAATAGATTTGGTAAAGACTTGACTAATAGAAATATATTAAGACCTAGTGCAGGTTTTATAACTTTACTTTGGTTTATAGATAAAATAAAAACCTATAAATCAATTGATCTTATAGGTTTTGACTTTTTTGCTAAAACAGTTCATACTCCTAACTTAGTGGATAAAAGGGGTAAAGTTTCTAAAACAGATCCACACAGCTGGCACTTACCAGTATATACAATGAGTAAATCTGCTCATGATAAAAATCTAGAACAAAATTATGTTTCATTTCTACAAAGAAGAGGTTTATTAAAATGGAACGTGTTGAGTGATTTAAGCACTAAAGAACTTAAATATGATGGTTGGATGAAAGGAGAGAAGTTAATTAAAACTGCTCCTAAATACTCTAAGATATCAAAGATTTTGCCAAAAGCTCAGCAATAACCTCAATACATAATAATAATAAAATTGGCAGGATATACTCCCACCAATCATACTTTCCGTTATTATTTAAATCAAAAAAATCCACTTATTTTTTTCTTCTCTTAAGTGCTTCTTTCCTTCTTTTTTCTAATAACTTTTTCCACTCTTCTGTAGTGTAGACTTTTGTAGTTTTAGTATTAGTACATTTGTTCTTTTTAGTAACAAATACATTTTCTCTATTCTCAATTATTGATGTACTTATACATTTGTCTTTAGGTTGTGGTCTTTGTCTTTGTTGTGCATTAATATTCAAGCTGAATATCAATACCATTAATAATAGTAAATTCTTCATTTTTTTTTCATGTGTTTTGTTAAGTTGGGATATAATTGTAAAATTAACTTTAACTGTTGCTTATCTATAGCATTTACAACTTTAACTAAATACTTTTTCATTATTTCCCACCCTTTAATAATACCGCACCAGATGGTCTTCCATTTCCAGGATCTTCTCTAGGTACAATTTTATTATTGTTATTATTGTTATTATTGTTAGTGTTCCCATCACTACTTCTGGTTGATCCGCTATAGCTATTATAATTGTAGTTGTAATTATGATAATAAGGTCTATACCAGCTACTATACCCATATCCAGAACTATAATTTATAATTCTATAGTTTATAGGTCTTATAACATCTATAGGTAGTTTTAAAGTGTCACCTTCATGTGTAACAGCTAAAACGTGTGTTATTTGTATTTGTGGTCTTTTTTGTATTGAGCAACTTGTAAACAATGCTAATATAAATATGACTATAGCTGCTACAACCATAACTTTTAATTGTAATAAAAATTCTTTTTTGTTTACTGGTTTTTTCATATTAATATTTAATTTTAGTTGAATATTTCTTTTTTAATTCAGGTTCTATAACGCTGTGAGTGTAGTGCTCGTAATTACCAGATTCATTATACATTTCTTTTTGTTTACCTGTTAGCCATTTATATGCACCATAAGCAAGGCCAGCAAAATTAGTGTGAGGATTTTTATATTTAGGCATGTGAGCGGATTCAGCAAGAACACCTTTCAATGTTCCACTTAAGTAAGGGCTTTGTACATAAATAGATTCAGTGGTAGGATCCGCGTGTGCTCTAAAACTTTTATATTCCCCATAACGACTTCTCTCTCTTTTATTGCTTGATTTTTTAATGTTCATAGTTTTTGGAAAAAAACTTGCACTAAACGCAGGTTTATCAGATATTATTTTAACACCTGAGTCTTTAACAAGATTCATAGCTTGAAAAGCGTCCATAGTTCTTTTGGTTTTATCCTCTTCTCCACGTGTGGGTAATTCTACTATTTTCAAACCTATTCCTCCATATCCACGCCTTTTAAATTTATCATATAAATGACGCTCTGGTTGACTTAAATTAGCTTCACTTTCTTTTGACAATACCTTTACTTCAACTTCATCTAATTCTATAGGTTTTATTCTATCTGGATTTGGATAAGCTTGAACTTTAGGATCTTTTAGTATTTCGTTTATTCTAGCCATTACGATTGATTTTTAATATTAACAACGTAAGGTTTACCTTTTTTATTTAACTTTATCTTCCCTTCATCTTGTAAATCTTCCACTAACTTTTTTTTATAGTTTTTTACTTTTTTCTTTAACACATCATAATCGTCTTCATTAATCATTTTACCTTCTTGTTTTTTAAACTCATTAGGTAAATATAAAGTATCTGATTTTTTTGTATTCCCTCGTACTAATTTAATTGGGGATTTTCCACCATCTTGCATAAACGTTCTACGTCTACCACAGCTTGTTACTTTGAAAGGGTTATTTTTTTGTACGTACATATTATTTTTTTATTGCAGATGCCAGAGCTTGTTCGCTCATATCAATTCCTTTTTCAGCGGCTATTTTATCTAAATTACCAGATATATCTCTAAAAGATTTACTCCCGTAAAAATTTTCATAATCTTTAGATTTAATAAACCAGTTTTTATTTGGTCTACCTTGATGAGTTATATTAGCAAAACCGCCAAACGGTTGCCACATTCCTTCAGTTGTTCCACCAACACCTTTACCGCTTTTACCAGCTAAGCCACTTGATTTATAAAACAGTTGACTACTACCACTTGGTAAAGCCACCTCCATTACAGTTCTACCACCTTGAATACCATGGAATTTAACAGCATCTTTGTTTAACATCTTTGAAACATCATAACCCATTGCATCTAAGTTTTTTCCTTGTTCAGTCATACCGCCAATAGCGCCTTTAAACATATTATTAAACTGATCCGGTTCATAGGCGTCACCATAGTTAGTTGGTTTTTTCATAAAAAGATCTTCACTTTTTACAATATTACTTACTTCTACATTTTTACCAATATCTTTACCTGCATCTGCAATCTTACTAACATCTTTTGCTTTATCACCAAAACCTAAAATTTTTCCAAGCTTGCTCATGTGTTTAGCTATTTTAGTTCCACCAGCTGCCCAACCAGCACCCGGAACCATAGCAGCACCAGATAAAGCTGCATCACCATACTTTCCTTCTTTTGCATACCAAGAAGCATTTATTCCATCTGCTGCTTCTCCAACTACTGGCACCATACCTAAAACATCTAATGCTAAATGACCTGTGTCACCCCATGTCCATTTTTCTTCTTTTGTTTTTGGTTTTTCCTCAGGATCTATTTTTTTTACTGGTTTTTTTCCGCCTGTCATTTTTAAAGGCCCAGCTTTTTTAAATGGATTATTCTTTTGTACGTACATAATTATTTCTTTATTTTTTCTACAGCAGATATACCGAAGCAACCTAATGTAACCCATACAAATGAGTTATATACTACTTCGTTTATAATAAGATCTTTGTCAGCTATAAGACTTGTTAATAAGTCAGCTATAGCAAATAGTGTCATAACTACAAAAGAAGCAAAACCTATTACGTTCTTTTCGTTTATATCATTTTTATCTTTAAATAATGCCCACATAATTTTGTTTTTAAATGAGTTTATAAAATGTTCTTCTTTGACCTTCTTTTCTGTATGCCAACATACATCTTTTTCTGTTTTCTTCAGGTGATACATAACTTACATGTACCCAGTCTGGGTTTTCATCAGTACCAAATTCCCATATCATTTGGTCAAACGATAAGTTAGCTTTAATCCAGTTATACATCTCTGCATTAGAAGCATGTCCATATGTATCGTCTATATCAATTGCTTGGCCTTTACAATGTTGTGAGGCTATACTCCCACCGATCGCTTTATTAAGTTGTGGTCCACGATAAAATGAATTTATCTTTATAGGACCTCCTACGTGCATTCTAAGAGGTTCAAATACTTTTTCTGCAATTAGCTTCATTGAAGCCAAATGCTCATCACAGGGATCATTTTTTAAACCTAGTCTATTTGCCGTCATGCTATACACGCCTTCTTTATAACTTACGTGTTTACTTAAATTTTCCATTATATCTTATCTTTTATATAATTAAACATATCATTACCAATTTTTTCCCCGAGATCAGAATCTGATTTAAAATGAGCTTTACCTATTCGTCTACTCTTTGATATATCTTTACCCTCTTTT